TAGTACAGATTTTTACGCGTACGTCTTATAGTGACAATTTGTAGTTCTTCTCATCTTATCCATGTTATAGTCTTGCAGTATAAGGTTATTCCCATATGTATATCGTTTGCCCAAAATTAATGATGAGGATGTATTGGTGAATTTTATCATTAAAATTGTACAGCTATTGCTCCAACTACGATGATCATATACTGTATATTGAAACGTGTGTACATTATTTTTTATTAAATTTGGGTGAATACCTATTTCCCGTCAGGAAATGATCTGGGCGATTCATGATTTCGTTTCTGGGTTCGATCGGGTCATCTTTTTTTGTGCTGGGTCTCGTAAAGTTATAAATACCAAGCGCTATGACAAATGATAGCATTCCAACTCCTCCTAACATTTACTTTTTATCAAGATTTTAATCCTTTGCTGTAACTCTCGCAGTTGTTTCGTATAGAGACTTCAATTTAGATCTTAGCGTGTATCCAGATGGACCAATCGTTTCACAAATCACGGGGTTAACGATGTTGGGATCAAACATGTCACCATGTGTCTCACACAAAATGCATCTCATCTTAGGAATCTCATTAGGTGCGTGATTGTGCATCTGCTGCTGCCTCTTTTTGTTACGTTTCGTCTTCTTCACGACTGGAGGATTATCCGGATCATGGCGCTCACAATGCGTCTTACCTTCTAGACATTTGTTCCTACAGGGGTTGCCTCGAATGTTAATACCAGTGCAGCATTGTTTCTTCGCACGAGGCGCTTTAGCGGGCTTAGGAGGCTTCAAAGGCTTAGAATGGACCTTGCACGTTTTCATTCCTTCCACACAAAACTTGCGACACTGAGTCCCTTTCGCAGTGATAAAAGGACAGCAGATTTTCACAGGCTTTTCTTTTTTTGGTTTTACTTGTTTCTCGAGTTTGTCAACCTCGTCTTGAAGTTTCCTGTTTTCACAGACAATCTGACGAAATACACGGGTAATTTCATCCAATGTGTCCATGTCTTTGTCAGAGACATTGATCTGATCGATAACTAAAGTGGAGGCACGACGGTTCGTAAACTCGGTTACGAGTACAGTAAGCTTGGAGAGCATCGCTTTCGCATCCGATTCGGAAGGGCATGACATACAATATTCAATTTCCATTTTAACTTAGAAATGAAATATGCACTCGTAACTTAGGTCTATTTTTTTTATAGAGCGATTATAAGATGGTACTCACATTGCAAGACGTACCCAAGAAAACGCAATACATCGTGGTCGATTCTGAATTCGTGGAAGGCACGAATAATACGTTCACCTTCAATCTTTCTTTAGAGTCTAACACACACGCCGAAAGCATTTCTGAGGTTATCGGACTCAAACTTGTCGACTTTTACATAACCCAGGTGGGAGATGCAAGTCCATCATCCGACACCAATCACGTATCAGACATAGCAAAATTTGTTGATATCGTGTGTCCGGATATTCCACAGAAGGCACAGATGCTCGACGAGAGGCATGGACAATTATTAGCGCGTGTACCTCTAGAACGTCATTATAACCATGGATCTCATACAGTATTAAGAGACAAGCAATGGAATTCGTTCAAGCGTAAAACAAATTATTTTAATCCAATATCAATCCAAAAATTACATTTTAACATATACGAACATCAAGAAGACGGTGGGTATCACCTTCTTCAGCCAGATTCTAAATGGTACATGATACTTGAAGTAACATCTATCGACGTAGAAGAAAAACCTATCAACCGAGAAGCCCAAATCTTAGAAGCTCTCTACGCACTCATCAACAAGATCGAGAAGTTGCACCAAAGTGTCAAGCGGTTACCGAACAAGGAAGAAGCTGAGAAGATCATCGAGGTTACGAATCGTAAGAAATTTTCCTTCAATTATGTCCTAGGAGCATTCTGTATACTACTCATAGGATACGTGTACTACGTCAACAAAATCAAGAACAGTTTCATACCAACTCCGATTTAAATCTATATATAATGTAACAGGATGAACACAGAAACTATTTTGATTATTATTCTGCTAGTTCTCATAGTCGCGGTCGTGACTGTGGTAATGATGAATCGAAACGATTCTAAACTTGGATCAGAACTCGAAGATAAAATGGTAGATCAGGTGCGCGTTCTCGAATTAAAATCAGAACTGGAAAGAATCGAAGCTCGTGAACATGAAGAAATCGAAGCTTTGCGACACGAAATGAAAATGTTAGAAAAAGAAAATGCAAAGAATGTTCTCACTCTCGAAAAGGAACTTATCGCATCAGGTCTGAAGGGTAAGGCTGCTGAAGATGCTTTACGAAAAGAACTGGAAGACACGAAACGTGCTGACCAGGTTAAGGTTGATACCATACAATTACATATAAACAAGGTCAAAGCCCAGGAAACGGCTATCGCTAAACTGAAATCGGAACTAGCGGCAGCTAACAAACAATCATCTTCTCTTTTACAGGACATGGAGAACATAAATACTGACAGGAACGAAGCCGCTGCAGAACTTCAGGCTTTACAGGATGAACTAAATGAACTCAAAGCAGCGGAAGCTGAGAAAGTCTCTACGCTAGAGAAGAGACTCGGTGACTCGACTAACACGACCGAATACACAGAAGACGAGATCGCATACGTAAAAAGTGGTTCTTCTCCGATCGATAAAAGTCCTGACATCAAGAAAAATAATTTTCCCGTAGAGTCGGATGAAGTTCGCGCATCTGTGATGGAATCTCAAAATATTGTTGAAAACGATGTTGAGAAAAATTCTGATGATGATGAATCTTCACCCACACCTATCGTAACCACAGGTCCCGAATCTTTACAGATACCCAACTCGACAATAGAAAAAATACAGGCTGTAGCGCGTAAGGCTAAGGAAAAAGAAAGGAATAAGAAGATCAAGGAAAACATTGTTCGACCGGGATATAAGGCACCAAAACCCACTCCTGAACTTATCCGCATGGGTCCACCTCCTAAAATAAAAACTGCAGTCTGCCGTGACATACCAGGTTCACCTGTCGATTCGTGTGGTAGACCCTCCCCTGGGCGTGATAAGAAACACATAAAGAAATTGATCGAAAAAGAGAACGAGGAAGAAGAACAGAAAAGTCAGAAGAAGATGGAATTAATGAAAAAAATGAAAAGAATGGATACAAGCATGGATAAATTCCTAACACAAATGAAATCAAGAGAGGAAGGGAAACGTAAATGGCGTCCGCGGAAACGCCCGCGGCCTCCACCGAAACCCCCGCGGTCCAAGCCCGACCCGAACGTGGTATAATTACACCTAAGTCAGTTACGAATATACAAAAAAATCATATTCATTGAAAATGGCCTGCCACATGCAACGGGCTATGGAAATCCTCGGGACCGGGGTGGTCGATGACCGCGTCCAAAGACTGGCAGGGAGTCTTCAAAAAATGAAAAATTCTTACGCTCAACACGATAAGCGAAAAGCCGATCGTCGGCTTATCATGTTGGACGAAGTTCCCAAAAAGGCACAAGAGGTGAAGCGGGTATCTAACACGTGTAAAGCGCTTACTCTCAAGGGTAAGCCATGCACGTTTAAGGCGGTGAATGGATGCTATTGTAAAAAACATACAATCAGCAAGGCGAACATCACCCTCGGTAGAAGAGTCAACGTCTAGTATTATTTTGTTGTTATATATAAATGTTGGATCAGGAAACATTAAAACCAGTCATTATATCCATGATCGTCTATCTCGTGGTCGCCAAGATGATTCCGGACATTATCAAGAAGCCTACGGGTATCACCTTCATCGATGATATTAACATGCTTCTCATCGCTCAGAAGGGTTCTCTCACATCAGGAGCTCTTCTTACTGGTATCATCGTATACATCACAGGTTGGATCGAATCCGAATTCTCGTAAAATTGCGTCTTTACCCGTCATTTTTCTCGTATGCTCATGATCCATATGTCGCACATCATTAGAATAGGCGTGTCTCATGAACTCCAAGAGTTGATCAAAGTTGGGATCTCCCCATTGCATCCCTTTCTTAAACAAGAAGTCATCATTCTTCAACTCTTGAAGTCCACAGTCAATCGTGTACGGTGTTTTTATATACTCCGGTGCCCCTCCATAATTAGTGATAATCACAGGCTTATCCCGGATAGCGGCCTCTACAGCACCCATCCCAACACCCTCAGAACTCGAAAATCCCACGTAACAATCGGCTCTATGATGGAGTTCATTCATATCATAATCACTTATGAGTCCGTTAATCACTTCAACTCTGGGATGTTCTACGTCGACATCTTTTCCACACGTGGCTTTGACCAATAGTCTCGTACTCGGTTCGTCTAACCGAACGAATGCTTCCAAGATCTTACCAAAATTCTTACGCGGGTCCATGATGTTACCTATATGGTAAAAGGTATACGGACGCTTCGGCGGGGTTGGGATGTGACAATGAATCACGTAAAACTCGTTATCTGGAAACTGTCGTGAAAGAACACGTTTACAAAATTCACTCGGTACAGCGACTCTAGGAAATATATCCATGATCATTCCATAATCCTCGTGTACAGTTTCCGTCTCACACACAGTCATACATATCAGGTTTTTCACTTTTTTCTTCAGGTGCGCAGCAAATTCCACGTAGGCCTTTATGGGTAGAAGAAATATGAAAGCATTTTCATATTCGGGAAGGAGATCGATATTCCCATACGTGAAATATGACGAACCCGGGAATAGTTTCGTATATTTGTAGGCATGTTGACCTATCCCAGACAGTAAAGTCGGTCCGATGAACAGCATACAATTAAAGGAATTATTATCTTTAGATATATTAAAATGTCCTCTCTCCGCGAAGAAATCGAAGCCGAACTTAAGCACGTGCGTCTCGACAAGACCGCTCTGTACAACATCCTACTTAAGATGGTTGACCAGGGCGTGGGTGGTGGATCCGGTGGTCCAGGCCTTCCCGGTCCTCCTGGTCCTCCCGGTCCTCCCGGTCCTCCCGGTCCTCCCGGTCCCGCCGGTCTTCCCGGTCCCAAGGGTCCCAAGGGTGATGCTGCCTCTGCCACTCCTAAGACCGACGCCGCTACCACTACTGAAGAGAAGCCCAAGAAGAAAGCCGCTCCCAAGAAGAAGACTCTCGCGGGTGCCTAAATAATATCTAAACATACAGTATAAAATGAAGTTCGGAAAGGTCCGCATCAACGCCTCTATGATCATCGCCATTCTCGCGGCGCTTTATATTCTCATGGTCTGCAGGGAGAAGTATTTTATCGAGTATGCCGAAGGTGAGCCCGCCCCCGAAGAGGCCACACCCAAGGTGACCGATGAGATTGTCACCATCGAGGCCACACCCAAGGTGACCGATGAGATCGTCACCATCAAGGCCGAACCCGATGTGACCAAGAAGGTTGAAGCCACCACTAAGGAAGAAGGTATGTCTACCATGGCCATTGCAGGTATCGCCATGGGAAGCATATTCGGTCTTATTCTTATTGTTTTCGTGTTACGGGCAATCAGGCTGAGAAGGTACAGATAAAAAAGTTGGCTTATTACAAATGAAGGATCTTACTCTAGTGCAAATCTTAATCGCTGGTTTAATCACTGCTTACGCGGTTACAGTTCGCAAATCTAATATGGCTGTCATCTCCACACTCGCGTTTTCGCTTGCCATTTTACACGCATACGATCACTTATACAGGGTGAAGAGGGGTAAGGAAAAGTTCTTAATCACTCTTTAAAAATCGTACGTTTTACACTCAATATCATCGGGTACTTCCCCACAAAATTTATACATATCTAAAAGTGCATCAGGGATTTCGGTATCGTCATCCTCTTCCAGGACTTCTAGAAATGTAATCAGCTCCACAAGGGTCTTGTTGACGCGGTGGTGTTCGCGTTCAAACTTATACGTCGGAGTCTTCTTCATCGCTTTCTCCAGTCGCCTATTTTGTTTGACAAGTCTATCGACATCATAATCATAATCATTTTTCGACGAACTGGCGCGCGTGACGACCCGGATCGGACGTCCTCGAGCGTGCATGGGTACAGCATAACTCATGTGAAGAAGTGACATTACTTATGCTTATATGACCATGAATCTTTATGTAAGTTTTTATAAAATCGCACCCACATTCTTCGCGCGTTCAAAATCTTCTTCACTGTACATATCTCCGAGAGGACTGTTCTCCTTTAAATCGTCGACTGTGTCATCCACGAACTGCTGGAACGTCTTTGGGGTGATTTTGTATTGACTGCACACAGCCGTACGAGCATTTTCTACCATCTTCTTAAAATCTGAAGCCGTGATTTGCTCCTTACCCGTGGGGCAGTACTTAGTCACTATATCCTTTTGAAGTTGTACAATCTCATTATAGAAGATAGTCTTAATTTTGGTAACATCGGAATCATTCTCGAGCGTCTTTTCCGAGATGTTCAATTCTTTCTTCAGTCTATCACGCTGCTGTGCGAGCTTCTCCATAACATCGGAACATTCTGAACTTCTGGAACCAGAGCGTTCGGAAAATTCATCCATAATAGACGGATCGTGAAGAACATTACAAATAGAACCCTGGATGACATTCTGAACCTTAGAAGTTGTTCGATCGAGTGCATCAATGAAGGGGCTATCCTTCGAATTGATTTTAAAACCAAAAATATTGGGTTGTATAAGATATTCTGTAATCGTTTTACCAGAGAAAATTAATCTACCTATCAAGAGTCCTAAAATGAGACCGATGATGATGCAACATGCGATAGATGAATAGATACCAGAAAAAATCATTTAGAATATACAAACATTTTAAATTTAAGATGAGACTGTCCTGGTATCATGTTTGTTACACATGTCAGGCACCACTAAATCCAAGAATCGTCACCAGAGGAAAAGAAAATAAAGACTTTGTTAGATACTATAAACATATACGACCATTATTCACATATAACAATGAACAGTATTATTCGTTTGTTGGTGGATTAAAAGTTCAGCGAGTATGTTATTCATGTTTTAGTTGTAAGGCCAAAGTTCAACACGGACACCTGAGAAATAGAGAATTGTATGGTCGAGGTAGAGTCGCACCTAGGTCAAAGGCTAAAACGGAAAAGGAGATCTTATTTTGGTTCGACGGACTTTTGAGAAGAGCTGTGAAAGAAGGTATTGATATACGAAAATGACTTAAGTCAACGCCATTTTACTACTATTCATCAAACAAAATGACTCAATCCAAAATTACACTCTTCCATCTTATCAAATCGGGTATCATCAAACCCGGTGTAGGTGTACTCAAAATCGCTCATAAAAACACTAATATCGCGACGGCAAATCTCAACAGCGATGGCACTGTGACATGGGGTATCCATACGAACATTTCTCTCAATAAATTTGGGGAACTTGTCATGGCACGTAACACCAACGCCTGGGTCACAGTCACTTATAATGACCAATTACTGGACGGATATAGAGAAGAATACAAACTTCTTATCAAACCAAAGAAACCTCCCTTTAACATCCCTCCACAATTCTACGAAGATGATTTCTCCGGTCATACATACAGAGGACGACGGTTGGCTCTCGACATTTTGGCTAATATTCTCAAAAATGACCCATCGGTGCATGTATCAAAAGCTAAGTATGTATATTCAGTGATGGATAAGTTGATTGAAGAGAGTAGGCTATAAATCATACCTAATTTAAAAATTATATCCACATAATTTATATGGTCTCGTTCCGATCAAGCTACTCTCGCACGTGTGGCGAGTTGAGAAATTTTAGAACCTAAGTCGAATGATATTTAATAAAAATCATGTTAAGCGTTCTCCGCTTCTACATTTTACTCATCACACCCTACACGATATTCAAATATCATTATTACAAGAGCGACCTAAGTCAATCAAGCTTTTGAAATTTTTCAACTGAAAAAATGGAAGATCTCCAAAGCCTCATGTCTCGTCTCGACGAAATCTCCAACGTGATTGGAGATGGCATGTACTTGGACATGGCTGACAAGCTCAAGCGCATTCACAACAAGCTCAACGGTGATAAGCCGTTCCACGAAGACTCCTTCTACTACAGCGACGATGATTCTGAGAGTGAGAGTGACAGTGATTCCTGGAACCCAGATTGGTATGATGAATGGGCTCAGAATGAAGAATGTCTTCGAATTCTCCTTAATGAATTGAAAGTTACAAATAGATTGCTTACAAGTTTGAAGCCTATTCAGCGGATTACCCGGAAGGTGAAGGAAGCTGCAATGAAGCACTTCGCCGTATGTACAGATATTTTTGACGTCAACGTATTTTACATCAATCGGTCAGCTGACGGAGTTCACGCTGAGGCTACGTTTGAGAATTACGTTCGACTGTCCGACTGGAGTAACTTTTCACCGCATGAGCGTAAAGAGCTCACCAGTAAAAAATTTGAGAAGAAAATTTATCAAGAGTATAAGGTATTCCAAAACGAATGCAACGTGGTAAAAAAAAATCGGTTGATGGAGGTGAAGAGAAACTTGGAGCAGGAGATTTCGGAAAAGAGGGAACGTCAGACAGAATTGAGAGTGCGTCACAATCTATAAGTCTAATACTTTTTAATGCGAAGTTGTTTCTTAAAGAATTTAGCTATCTACTATAGTAATGAATGTACTTCAGAATGTAATGCAACTCATAGACAGTATATCTGATAAAATTCCCGAAAACGTCTATCTAACTCTATGCACCGAATTAAAGAAACTGTATTCGATCATTCCCAATACAATTAGACCCGCTCTTTCTAGAACAAATAGTGCCACCAACATACCTTCGGCATCACCGGCGAATGGGTTTTGGTTTCGTTAGGAAAATATTGTAGTATTTTAAATGAACACGTGTGGGTGTTTTTCGTTTAATAGAGATACGGTACCTGCCAAAGATCGTAGAACCTGGAAAAACTACTTTTTTCCTAATAATGAAATGCGAGTCATAAATAAGAGTGATTACGAAGTGTATGCAATTATAAGTCCAACAGCTAACTTCAAATTATCAGAATTAAATATCCAGCGTTTAGGAGGTGTTAAATTTGAAAACAATGGTGTAAAAATCAGAAGTCAGGGTTCGGGAATTAAATCTGATGATAATTGGACACTTACAATTGAAACGAGGAAGGTGTATATAACCGTATTTGTAAGAACTGAACACGGTTGGATACAATGGAAAAAGAATATTTATGTTAACACTCGTCGTGATGATTTTATGATTAAACGTGACATTGAACCACATGGTCGCAAATTTTATACAGATGATGAATTTGACAAATTACTAGGGAACTAAGCTAAATCTATCTGACACTCCTGCATCTCTTTCACATGTTCACCCTCGTCGTCACGAATACGAGTAAACACGTCATGAAGACTTGACACGTCACCGTAGTAGTCCGAGGCTATGACAGGTGCCTTCTCCAATGAGAGACTCGTGCCGTGATTCTTGAGAAACTCGTCGTACGTGTGATACGCATGCTCTTCAATCTGTTCAGATAGGTTATACGCCATACAAGGGGACACCACATAAATCAAACAGGTAAGCCAATAGTAAAAGAAAGCTGCGTGTTGTGCGAAGAATCGATCCATGTAGCGTTTATCACCGCCCAAATTTTCCATGATGAGAAGATGATGGTATTCATTCACGGTCTGTGCAAAATGGGTCTCCAAATAATCGGCCTTTCTCCACAGTCCCAACGTTTCGTAAAGGTGTAACACGGAGACGAACGAAAAATAGGGAACTCTCGCGATCGTCTCTAGAACATAGAAACGCGCGTAGTCGCGCCCTTCGTAGAGTCTATCGATGACCTTTACCGCCGAGCCCACCGCAACTTTGTTGATACGGCGTTCAATCTTACGCACGGGTACGATGGGCTGGCTTCGGCACAGAGTGAGCATGTGGTTTTCTATAGACTAATATTTTTAAAACGAACCTAAGTTAGAGATTTGAGTTGTAATACATTCAAGAAAGTATGGAATCAGTTCAAAAGCTTAGCCATATAGAGCATGTCTTAAAGCGACCCGACTCATATGTCGGTCCAGTGGACGCTGTTCGGGAACCCTATTGGGTGCTCAGTGGTAAAAAATTCAAAAAGACTACGACCAAATACAGCCCGGCTTTACTCAAGATCTTTGACGAAGTACTGGTCAATGCCATCGACCGGAACTCCATGTACCCTAAGCAGGTGACAGCGATTTCTATCAGTGTCGACAAAAATAGTGGTATGGTCACCGTCGACAACAACGGCCCTCTAGGAGGACTCGTCGTCCAAAAAAACCAAAAAGAAGATGTGTGGAATCCCGAACTCGTGTTTGGTCACCTGCTCACGAGTACCAACTACGATGATACACAAAAGCGTATTGTGGGAGGTAGGAACGGATATGGAGCCAAGTTGGCGAATATATACAGTAAGTGGTTCTCAGTCATCATCAAGGACCCAGAAACCAAACAAGAGTATTCCCAAGAATGGTTCGACAACATGTCCACATGCTACCCTCCAAAAATGAAAAAATTCAACGGTGCTACTGCATCCGTCTCCGTTTCTTTCAAACCCGACTGGTCTAGGTTTGGAATGAAAGATATGGAGAATGGGATCTATAAGATCATGGAGAAGCGTGTCTGGGATGCGAACATCTGTACTTCTGCAAATTGCAAGGTGAAGTTTAATGGTGAAGCTCTTCCCAAGCAAAACTTCGAAGCCTATGCGAAGATGCACGAAGGAGTTGAGAACGTCTACTCCGCCACGACCGACCGTTGGTCTGTTTGCATCGGACCTTCGGAAGATGGTATGGAACAGGTTTCCTTCGTGAACGGTATCTGCACCACTAAGGGTGGTACGCACGTGGATCATGTGGCTTCATTGGTTGCTTCGGGAATCATCGACGAAATGGCTAAGAAGATCAAGTTGAAGCCTCAACAAGTCAAGGCAACCTTTCGCATCTTTGTCAAGGCGACCTTGGAAAATCCTACCTTCTCGAGTCAGGTGAAGTCTGAATGCACGCTCAAGGTTCCCGATTTCGGTTCGAGGTTCGAGATGCCAAAAACTTTTGTGAAGAACGTTTTGAAAACTGGCATTTCTGATGAGCTCACAGCGCTTTCGAAATTCAAAGAAATGAAAGAGTTGGCTAAGACTGACGGTGGAGCTCGTAAGAGTAAAATCACTGGGATCCCGAAGCTCGACGATGCAAACAAGGCGGGTACAGCCCAATCTAAAAAATGTACTCTCATCGTCACAGAGGGTGACTCGGCGAAGACTCTCGCCGTTGCCGGACTTTCCGTGGTTGGCAGGGACCATTACGGAGTCTTTCCCCTTCGAGGAAAATGTAAGAACGTCCGAGATGCTTCTGTCGCACAGTTGAGTTCGAACCAGGAATTTTCTGATCTCAAGAAGATTCTTGGTTTGCAACAAGGCAAGGAGTACACGGATGTTTCTGAGCTTCGATACGGGCGTCTTATGATCATGACCGACGCCGATAACGACGGTAGTCACATTAAGGGTCTGATTATCAACATGATCCACGCCTTTTGGCCATCTCTTCTTGATCTCGGATTCGTCGTTTCGATGGTGACTCCGATCATCAAGGCTACGAAGGGTTCTCAGTCTAAATCCTTTTACACGGATTCTGCCTTCCGTGCGTGGTATGGGGATGGAAAAGCTGGATGGCGAATCAAGTACTATAAGGGTCTCGGTACTTCTACGAGCGCCGAGGCTCGAGAGTACTTCAAGATGATCGAGACGCTCACTGTCAAGTTCGACGTGGATGTCATGACGGATGAGTCGGTTATTCTCGCTTTCGACAAAAAGAAGGCTGATGCACGAAAGACATGGCTCCTCGAGAGTACCGCCAAGGAGGCGAAACAGCTCGAAGTATCCTACGGTAACATTAAGCAGTTGGATATTTCAGAGTTTATCCACAAAGATCTCGTAAACTTTTCATTGGCTGATTTGAAGCGATCCATCGCTCATGTGGCCGACGGTCTCAAACCCTCTCAAAGAAAGGTGATGTATTCTTGTTTTCAGAAGAATCTCAAGGATGAGATGAAAGTGGCACAGTTGGCAGCCTACGTGGCCGAAAAAAGCGCCTATCACCACGGCGAAGTATCCCTGGCAGAAACGATCGTGAAGCTTGCCAACGATTACATGGGTTCGAATAACATTAATCTTCTGGAACCGTGTGGTCAATTCGGAACGAGACTCATGGGTGGAAAGGATGCGTCTCAAACGAGGTACATCTTCACAAAGCTCACTAAGGAGGCGCGCACCATTTTTGATCCCAGGGATGATGATATTCTTACGTATCTCGATGACGATGGGAGGTCTATTGAACCGGAATATTACATGCCAACCCTTCCTATGATTCTTGTAAATGGAAGTGAGGGTATTGGAACAGGATTTTCTTGCTATGTACCCCCGTTTAACCCGGATGATATCAAGCAGAACATTCTCAACTATACCCGGGGACAGGGACTGACTAAGATGAAACCCTGGTTCCGAGGCTTCAAGGGTACCATTCAGGAACAGGATGACGATTCTTGGGTGACTCGGGGTGTGTGGACGACTATCGGAAAAACGATCAAGGTATCCGAACTCCCACCGGGGCGCTGGACGCAGGACTATAAGGAACATCTCGACACTCTCGTTGAGAAGAAGACTATCGGAAGCTTCACGAATAACAGCACTACGGAAAATGTGGACTTTGTGATCCAGGATTACAGTGGCAAGGATCTTGTCAAGGATCTCAAACTGGAGAAGACGATCAGGTGTTCGAACATGCACCTCTTCCATCCCACGAAGGGTATCTGCAAATATGAAAGTGCAGAGGATATTCTCAATGACTTCATCAATCTACGAGTGGAACACTATGTGAAAAGAAAGGCTCGACTTCTCGAGATTACGAAGCGAAAGGCGGAACTTTGCTCCAGACGTGCACAATTTGTTAAGAAGGTGATCGACGGTGATATCGTGGTATTCAAACGTAAGAAACAGGATCTGGAAGAAGAACTGTCAGCTATGTTTCCCAAGGTTGACGATTCCTTCGACTATCTCTTGCACACGAAAACGGTGGATTACACAGAAGAACGAGTGGCCGCCCTGTTCAAGGAATGGGAAGATTTGAATGAAGAGGTGAAGAGACTCCAAGCTACCGGATATCTCGACATGTGGAAAACGGATATTAAAAAATTGTGAGCATTAGATAAGAATGGACCTTAAAGGTCCCGATACGGGTTCTGTACTGGCCCTTAACGCGATAGGTAAACAGGATACATTCCTGTTACATGATAGCCCGACACATTCCTTCTTTAATTATGAGTATAATCAACATACAAACTTCACTAAGTATCACAAAAGTGTCACCGTATCTAAACCTTCATCTTCTTCCACAACATGGCCTTTCGGTGAATCCATAAAGGTCACCCTTAATCCACAGAACATGGGTGATCTCCTTAGCAATATGTACGTTTATCTCGAATTTCCAGCGGTTGAGTCAAATGCCAATATCGCTGACCAGATAGGACGTCATGTCATAGAAACGGTGACCATGCGTGTAGATGAGTTAGAACTAGAGAAATACCATGACGATTGGGGTATTATTTATGACGAACTCTATCTCGACGCATCTGAGAAGAGAACCAAACGATACACTCTTAACCGCAACCAAGCGGAAGGCACTTCGCATATAAACGATGCCACTTTATCTAGGTATCCATCACAACTTATGATACCCATACCTCTATTCTTTTCACGTAAGTATGAGGGGGATGAATACGCGTCCAACTCCCCTAACAGACCCTACTTCCCTACATGTGCTATCCATAAACAGAAGCTCGAATTTGAGATAAAGTTTAGACCGGCCACATTCTTTACGAATAACCCAAGCTGGTCAACTCTGACGTTAGATAAGTTCAGTGTGATCACGGAAGAAATTACGGTGTCGGCACAGGAAAAGACGTTCTTAACCACTAAGCAACAGGTGTTGATCACAGATGTAGTCAAAAAGCATCCGTCAATGGATACTGAGTTAGGTGAGGAGACTGTAAAATTACAACTCGTTCCCGATATCCCCGTGAAATCTATATTTTGGTTCTTACGTCGTAAAGACTTCGAAGATGAAACCGAGCACGGTTCACCATTAAATCTTCTTACGGGTGATACGGATGTCCTAGAGCGAAAGTTTGAAAATAGATACAATTTTTCTACATCGAACACGTTTAACGTCATAAACGAGTTTTTTAGACCTGTACAGGAATCGGCTAAATTGTATATTAACGGACAGGATTTACCAAACATAAATAACCCCGATCACACATTCTACAAATATGTCGTACCTTATAATAGCAGGTTATCGAAACCTGATAGGAATATTTACACGTATACATTCGCGATGAATCCAATCAACGTGGAGCCGTCGGGGAGCCTGGACTTCAGTAAATTAAATTCAGATCGAACGATTCTCGATATTACACTTACTCCCAATTTGACAAACGTTTATACACTAAACATGTACTACGTCGGGTATCAGACATTCCTATTCGATAGGGGATTTATGTCCGGTGTGGGTATGTCTGCCAATAGGTACATACCAACCCCGGATGATTTTAATGTTACACCTTCCGGACCGCTAAGAGATAGTCCAAAGCCAGTGGATGCAGGTGCTGGAAATGTGCTACAATTGAAAAAAGAGTCTACGTCTTTTGGGATCGAAGGGTATTCCCTTTGATAAATAACGTATCGTGATGCTTACGAATATAGTCTACAATATTATTCTTCACACACCATCGGATGAAATTCAGCTGTGCAACGGTCGTATGAATTTCCTCGGATGAGCCCGGTAGCTTATACGTTATTTTTTCCGTTCGGCAGAAAGGGTCGAACAGTTTCTTAGAATATCCATCGAGACTCGACTTATATGCACAATGCACGCTGAATATCTTTCCATCATTTGTTTCGTAAGAAAGATTATTCTTCTTAGAATAGTTAGTGATAAACCATTCCAAGTTTCGGAGAGAAATACCCCCACTCTTAGACAATAGTTCAACTAATATAGCTTTATTCTCATGTTTTTCGTAAAATGTGTTAATAGAATTTAGTAGAATATCTGATTTGTTCATTATTAATATAGGGGAGGTAAATCTCTAAGCTCGTCTTCGGGTGGAGGGCTCCTCGATACTGGGGTCCCTGGAAACCCTCCACTTCCGGCACCCGCAAGTACACAAGTACCCGCACCACTCATATCAACTCTAATCGTATCCTGTGATACCTCGCCGAAACTGATCACTCTACCTTCGGGGGGTTTGACCTTGTAACACGTCTTGCAATAACCATCTAATCCTACGAAACACCTATTCGCACATGGTCGACCATTCTTTCTCTTGCCAATACATTTATCATCACCAAACACTCTCGCCATCGTTCTACGAACTGTTTCATGTTTCAGAGATTTATTCTCCGAACACAATTCATTCGTTGCTTCAAGTAATTTGACTCTTACCTCTTCCTTCTGCTTCGCCTCCATCTCCTTCACAGTCTTCTCTACATTCTTGAGTACCTCTCGTTGACTGTTGATAAGTTCGAGAATCACTTCGGTCATACTCTATCATGGAGTCTCCTTTTTAAATATATCACTGATAAGTGTAGGTTGTTTCGGATCGGCTTTTTTGCGAGACTTTTTTGGCGGTTTTGCACGCATCAGCAACTCGCCAAAAATATCATCCTTCACATTATCAAAAAGTGGGTCGAGTAGGTCGCACACCGGGTTCAAAAATTTATTGAGGAAGTAGTATGGATAGTCCACGGGAAGCTCGTTCTCACGAGCGTAGACTGGATCTTCAGATTTCTCAAATGCACGAGCCTTATGATCACCGGTATCTATGAGAATGTACGGAACCCTGTCTCCGGACTGTGGTTCCGATCCGGGTTGGCGTTCCCTCATCTTCCGAACAACTTGTACGTGCGCTTGATTAATGTTAGCAACTTCATCTCCAGTAATAGATACACTCTTTCCTTTGACTTTATACGAATCAGAGAGTGACTGACTCAAAATGAGCTTTTCGTTCGGAACATCTCCCTCGAGTAGTTCCACGGCCCTTTTCCGAGCGAGAGCCTTGGGTGCATCCGTACCACTACTGTCGAGGACTACGTCCAATAGTTCTTTACACACCTCTCTCACGTGTGGGGTGTTATCTCGGCGAACAAGCTGTAAACCCTTGACATCAATATAGTCCATGTTCATGTTCCCATCCTTACCCTTGGTCCAAAGTTTCGCAGCGTAACGCTTCTTACTGTAAAGGAAATACGGACAGTAGACTTTCTCGAGCTCCAGGTTATTCGGAGCTTTGAAGAGTTTTGTACACTCCTCCGCGGCGCGTTCACCAAGCTCCCAGCTATACTCGATCGCCTCCTTCCCAGTTCTACCTTGTACGTCGAATTCCACCATCACAGAATCCGTATCCCCGTATCTCACCTTGGATCCGGGAAAGTTCTTCTCCACATAGTTTTTCGTGTCGTCAATCATATTTCTACCCTTCATCGTAGTCGTAGAAGCAATGGCAACGCATGGGAGGATACCCTTAGAAGCACCAGTAAACCCGTACACGGAGTTCATACTGATTTTATAGGCCAGCTGCTTACCGTTATACATTTGCTTCATCGCACCAGTCGCTTTGGCCATGTCTCTTTTTGCCTGCTTTCTAAAAGCCTTGAGCTCTACCAAAATACTAGGCAAAATGCTCGGAACGTTTTGTGCGAACGTGTGGTCTCCGAAAGTTTCATATTCGATTCCGGGTATGTTCTTGTATTTAGGATCCATCACGAGCGATGAATAGCATAAGTTGTGTGCCATCATAATACTCGGATACAGACCTTCAAAATCTAGGGCGGTGATGGGGGTATAGTAGGCCCCAGACATGGCTTCTAAAACGGTTGCACCCACATATCCAGTGTTATCTGTGTGTCCATAATCGTACGTAGGCACCTTAAACTTCATTTCTCGAGCCTTTTTCGTGAGTTGACTAAACACCTTAATCTGCTGTCCACGTTCCACTAGATAACTGAGTGGCACCCAGGTAGCCTTAGCCATCTCCAATAGATTAATGAACGTACACAGCTTGGAAATAAGACGGTGTGGAAGAAGTGTATCCTTAATACAGTACTCCGCAACTTCTCGAAGCTTTACCGGATCTTCTTGCTCGTACCGGCGGAACATCTCTTTCGGTGCCATATCGATCTTGTTGTCTCCTAAATAGAGCTTTGAAACATTATCGAGTTTATACGAGTCCAACTTGTACTCACGCTTAACTTCGTGGAACAGATCAAAGATAAATCGACCGGGCATAGGGACAAGCTTCAGCTCGTTATCACCCAGAGCACTCGAAGAAAGCTTTTTAGGCATAAGGTCGCACACATGCGTCTTTAGCTTACTCATTTTGAAAAACGACAATGGACAAGACATAAGATGTCCGCGTTCGATGATATACTCAAGATCGAAACCGAAGATGTTCCACCCAGTGATAACATCAACATCCTTTTCCGTTAGGTAATTTGAAAATCGTATCAACATATCCTTTTCCGTGGGATACCATTCGATAATCGAGCCATCGTCCAAGTTTTTATCCGTCTCCTTGTAGCACAAGCATATTTTCTCGAACGGTTCGATTTCTCCAAAGCGCATGAGTGAGATGGCAATCTGAAAACATGCATCGTCTCTCACTTTAGGATCTGGGAACTTTCCAGTCGAGCTATAGCACTCAATATCAATCGATGCGATCACGAACGGCGCAGATTCTGGATTATCTATAGCCTTTAAATTTTTCCAGGATTCACAATACAAATCAATATCAACGTTTGCAAAATCAGCACGTTCGCAGCCATCACCCGTATCCACCCAACCCGTGGATTGGATGTTAGACCTATGCATAAATCTCAGTACAGGGTCCAGATTCGCCTCGTATAATCGCAACTGACTAATATGTTTCGTGCGTTCAATATCCGTATCCAGT